ACCCGTTAGGTCAGCACCACTACCTGTAAAACTTGTTGCCGTTAATCTTCCGTTGGCCTCAATCTTTACAGCGGTAGAACCTACATTCACTAAATTTTTTACACCAACAGTTCCAAGAGAATTAGCGAAAAGATCAATAATTTTATTACCTGTGCAATATTGAATAGTATGAGCGCCTTGTGTGATTGCAACACCATTAGCAGCATGACCTGTAGGGGCCACTGTTAAAGTAAATGATCCTGCTGTGTTATTAAAAAATATATAATTATTTTCTACTGCTGGAACAAATACTTTAATATTTCCTGTTAATGTCCCAGTAAATTCTATGACTTTGTTTGCTGACTCTGTGGTTGCGTCCGCATTACCTGTGGTAAGAGTGACATCTGCTGAACCAGCCACTGACTTAGATACGTAACCAGCACCAAAAGCTTCTATAACGCCTAGGTTGTTATTTGTTCTTGTGCCCCATACATTGGCGTTGGCACCCGTTGCCATAAGTTCTAATTTTAATCTATCTGAATAAGTGCTCATTGAACCCTAATACTATTTGTTTCTGTAAATTTATCAAACATTTTATGCCGCGTCTACCTCTGTCCATGTATTAGTTTTATTGGTTAGAACTGTTGACCAAGGTGTAGCGAAAGGGTTACCTGATACTACAGATAAACCAATACCAGATACATCGACAACTGCTCCACCAGTAGCTGCCTCCGTGCCTGATGCAAAATTCATTCCTAAGCCTGTGACTGTGGCTGTAACACCTGTTCCCACGCCTATTGTGACTGATCCTAATGTAGAAGCTACGACATTACCTGTTACTTGCACATTTGGTGCATCCCCTGTAATAGAAAGGCTACCAGCAGTGAATGTTGAAACTAAGCCTGTAGGGTCTACTTGTGTGAATATGTCAATAGTTAGAGATCCTATATTAAAGTCTAATTGATCTGATGGACCCACTAATGTTACATTTGCGTCAGCCTCAGCTACCTCAGTGCCTGTAACAAAATTCATTGTTACCGCGGTTGGGTTTATTAATGCTGTAGCTTCAGACACAACTAACGTGCCTGGAGCTGATGTCATAGATACTCCTGTAGGAGATGCAATAACACCAGTTCCTACAGACTGTGTGGTTGTACCTAATGAACTTGTCATAGTTACGCCACTAACAGCGGTAATAAATTCTATGTTTTCATTCCATGCAAATGAGCCATAATTACCTCGACCCCAACCTGCATCAACTGTACCTGAGCCTGTTTCATCTCCTGTGGCAAAGCTCATTGTTACACTAGGTGCAACAATACCTATACCCTCTTCAATAGATACAGAGCCTAACGCTGTAGATGATGATACACCTGTTAAGTCATAAACATTTTCAGGTTCACCAATTGCTTGTCCAATAGCAGAGCTAAATGATACACCCGAAGCTTGAACTAAAGCGTCAGCTACTATTGTTAATGTGCCTGCAGTGAATGTTGATTGTAATGAATTAAGTTCGACTGTGTGGGCTACACCCCACGCCATGCTACTCCATGCATCCCTACCCCAACCTGATCCTATCGTAGCTTCAACAGAAACAGATCCTCTTGTTGAGGATAATGTTACTCCTGTTACAGTGACAGTGGCGTTGGCTTGTTGTCCCCAATCGCCATGCCCCCATACTCCATTATCCCAAGCACTAGACATAAGGATGTCCTATCTTAAGAAAGTCTTAGGATAGCATTATCTTTGTCGTTTGCTGGAAATGCGATTGTAAATGTTCCGTTTGTGGATGTCTTAACACTACCAAAATCTAAAACTGCAATAGCTGCATTTGTATTAGATGAGCTTGAGTTATAGATTAAAGCTGCTTGAGCAGATATTGTTGCAGATGTAAAACTTACGTTTGCAAAATCCACAAAAGCTGTTGATGCTGTTGCACTTGTTGCTGTTAAGCCAATGGTAGGACTTGTTAAAGTTCCACCTCCACTAGCGTATGTTCCCGAGGCTCCAACTTCGTTGGTCGCTGAAAATGCTGTTGTGTTACCATTTAATGTTGCAGAGTCTGTGTAGAGAGCAAGTTTTAATGTATCATTATCGATATCATGGTCACCCGCCAACAACTCTTTTTTAAATGAAGCACATACTGCTTGATTTATTGCCATTTTTATTGACTCCCTTTATGGTGCTATTGATTTAAGTGGAATGCGTAACACACCGTTTTCATACTCATCCCTACGTTTACGTCCCATCTGCTCATTGGCAAATGCCTCAAGAGCAGTTTGAAACTTCTGTGTGTATAATTGCATATCTTGTGTATTTTTCAAGTAAGAATACGCTTCTGATAAAACTCCATATAACAAAACCTCGGGAGCGTTAGTTGAGATAAAAGTAGAAGTTGACGTTCCTGAAGACCCGTTTCCTAATCTCTCTGGTGTTTCGTTGTACCACATTTCTACTGTAAAAGCGGCGTTAGGTGTGGGTGCAACTATTAAAGTTGTTGCGTCCCAATTAGCCCAGTATTTAGGTTCACCAGTAAAGTTAGAATCAGATGTAGATCTCTCTGTAGCGTACTCATCAATGAAAGTAGTATCTACTTGTTCCAGCCACTTAATAGTTCCATCTGATTTATGTAACTGTAATCCTCTTGCAAATCTAAAACCACCCTCTGGTCCTGATATATCTAGAAAAGAATTGTTTGCTTCAAAAGTTGTGGTGGCATATCTTCTTTGTGCATCGCCATCTGCTAATCTATCGATTTGATTTTCTATATTAGTTATAAAAACGTTTACTACACTGTTAGATAATACATCGCTTGTTACCTCAGTGTAATTTCTTACGTTATCAAGTAATTCAGAATAGTTCATGTTATCACCACGCTTACTGTACCAATACTTGTACCAATAAGCAACTCTCTGCTTTGATTAGAAGGCTGCATACCGTCTGATGTAAAAGCAGAGTCCCCTGGTGCACCTACAAAAACAGTAGTAGGTTCTACCCTAGCGGGCCTAGCCCAGGGTAAAGCTTGAGCATCAGCACTATGATAAGGTGGATCTAGTTGAGGATGTTTTGTCTCGAAACACTCAGGACAAACTTTTAAACCATTCCACTCTTGTTTTAATTGTGTAAATTTATATTGCTGGCCACACCTATCGCAAATTGCAATTGCAAATTTACCTGTAGCAAATGTTGCCATTTTAAGTCCCGCTTACATAATAATTTTGAGGAACTATATGCACTGAGGATCTTTGTCCGTCCTCTGTTAAAGCTCTCTGTAATTCATCCTCATAATAAAGTTTTAATGCTTGAGTAGCTTGTGGGTTTTTCTTTTGAGATAAGTAAAAAGCTAAACCCGAAACCATACAAGGTAAGAATCTAAAAGGTGCATCAGGATCATTAGTATATGCTCCAGCATCTTCTATCCTACCTATATAATTAAAATTAATTTGAGTGTCTGTGGTATTAGGTGTTTGATATAAGTTTATTTCAACATTAGATAAATTTCTCTTTACATAATACTGACTTGGTTGTCCTTGAGAAAATTTATTTGGTAATGCTTGATACTCAGATCTTGATATCTTTGTCATTGTAGTATCAGTGGTTGTTCCAGATGACACTTGTCTAAATGTCATTTCTAAAACATCAGAGGCATCACTAGGTGCAGTGTAAGTAGTTGTTCCTGCAGTTAAATTTGTAGTTTGATTTGTTACTTTCCATAAATGAATACCTCGATTTCCCCACTCAGAAAAAAGAATATTTAAACTTCTTCTAGCAGATTTTAAATCATATCCTGATCTTGTTTGAACTCCACATCGTTCATAAGCATCTTCAATGACATCATCTATTTCTAAATTAAAAGTGGTTGTATTCGAGGTAGCCATAATTTACTTCTTCTTTGTCATTCCGCCGCCACGTTTTTTAACGACAGACTTTTTCTTCATCATTCCGCCGCCCATCTTCTTTTGCATCATTCCGCCGCCGCGTTTCTTCATCATGCCACCGCCACGTTTCTTGGCCATGCCACCTTTCTTCATTACTTGTTTCTTTTTTGCCATCATGACTTTGCTCCTTTTTTAAAAAGTTTTTCGTACGTACGTTGCCTCTCAGCAACTACTTCTTCGTAGTATTGCTTAGGCCACTTCTCATAATAACCTATCTTATGTAGTTTGCAACTTGCTTCATATAACTGTTTAAATTTTTGACATAACATCATAGAGTATTCTAGATCACCGTGTTTTACCGGTTCATCGGTGGGGTCCACTAAAAATTCCTGTTCATTTGGGTCCGCTGGTGATGAGGGATGAAACCCCATAAAATAAATATCTCTACGATTATAAGTTTTATTATAGAAATCTATCTTTTGTTGAAATCTTACACCATCATATTGCTCCCAATAAGGATCACAAAATATTATTATATCATGTTGTTTTTTATTCCATGACTTAATTACTTGAGTTAAATGTTTTTCGTATTTAGATCTATCCATTCTAACCTCAATACGAACTTTATTATCTTTTCTCCATTTAGCGGCAAAAGGACAGGCAGGGAACCCTATATGTTTATTCATTGGCTCTAAGATTGTTTTAGACCAATTAATTACGTCTTCTTTAATTTTTTCCGCTAGTTTTTTTCTTGACACCGTGTTGTCTTCTTATGCTTTCCTTACCTTTTTTAAATATATTAGCAACTTGGGATTTACCCATAACTTTTGCTCTTTGTTCGCCTACAGTAAGGATTTGAATTTTGCGTGCAAACGGCTTTTTGACTTTTTTGACTTTTGACACAGTTTTTCTCGCATCAGTCGGAGTAGCAAATTTAATACGGACAGTGTCTTTAGGATTTTCATCTGTGTATAATCTCCTTCCGGAACCTTTTGGTTTTTTTCCAGTGCCCTCTTTAGGGTCTCTTTTTTTTACCATTGATTATGTCTCAAGTCTTGTTGTTGCATTATTTTTTCTTTTTTTTTACAAAAGTCTTTACATTAGTAGGTTTACCACCAACTCCTTGAGCTCTTGATCTTTTTCTTGAAACTGCAGATTGTATTTGACCTTTGGTCATTCTATTGGCTTTTGCTCTTGGGACACACTTAGGGTACTTTCGTTTAGCGTCCTTCTTTTGTTTGGTTCTACCACACTTAGCAAATCCACCGCCTTTTTTCTTAGAGCCTATGTCAACCCAATCCTGCTTGAACCACTCTTTAAGCCCGCCCTTTGCCATTTAAGCCATCTTAGTTGATTTTCTTTTGCTGGACATAACAGCGCCACAGCCTCTAGCGATGCCGCCTTTATTAAATTTTGATACCTTTTTTCTTTCTTGTGAAATCTTATTAAAATCAATAATACCGCCATCTGCTTTGTTAGCAGGTTTGGGACCTCTAAAATCTTTTCTTTTTACACCACTTGGGTCTTTAATTTTACCTGCACAAATTTTAGAAGCGTAGGCATTGGCATACGCTGATGGGTACACTTTAAATTTTCTTTTCGCTGCGGCCTTACCTCTTGGACATAGTTTTGTCATTCTTCATCTCCCTCTTCATTTTCAAGTCCGCAAACACAGATATAATCTTCATTGCATTTACACATTATTTTACTCTACCACCTTTTTTCATAAATCCCATCTTATTTCTCACTTTAGTTGGTAGTTTTGCAAGACCTGGGTTTTTCTTTTTATCTACAGGCTTTAATCTTTTTTTCTTCATTTTTTTCGCACCCCCTACAGATACTTGTTTTTTCATTTGTGCCCTAGATATAACCATTAGTAATCAGATGTTTTGATTAAAAACTCTTCAATCCAAGCCACTCTATCGTCCATGTCTAATATCTTAGATTTAATTATGGCAATGTCTTGTTGCATTTCCGCAACACTATCAGCCTTCTTTTCAACTGCATTTAATCGCTCTGACCACATACCCCATGTCATGCCAATTGTTGCTATTAGCACGACATAAGGTAAAACTGTTTTTATATCTATCTTAGACGACATATACAATCCTGGTCTGTTTTACAATCACACATAATTAACT